AGATTTCAGCGAAAGTAGTTAACGCGTTACGCATCGGTGAAGCTCCACGGGTCGATAATCTGCGGCACCATTGCGGGTGCGGGAACGTACGTAGCGTGCCATACGGCGCGCTCTAATCCTGCGACAGCGCATACGCCTAAATCTATGTGGCGGGTGCTTTGTTTGTTTTCTTTTGTAGGGCGCGCGCCGCGTCCGTCAATCTTTAAAACCATGTTTTCTACGTGACGCGCTAGGCGCGGGTCGCCGCTATGGGTAAACGTTTTATCTAGCACCGCATCGTAAAAAAGTTTCCACGCGGTAACCATTCGCTGTACCGAACCCATCGGGTACTCGAGCATCGGTAGACCCTCATCTTCGAGAGCCTGCATAGAACGCGACCAGCGGTAAGGGTCCATTCCAATTTCGGCAACCTGCATAGAACGAGCTGCGTTACGTATAGCGTTTTCTACTTCGCTAATCGGTACGCGCCATTCGTTAGAGTCGCCGGGCTTTTCCCATAAATCGAGAACGTACATATGCGGTCGCTCTTCAATAGTGATAACCACTACGCCGGTACTATCGCCGGACCACGAACCATCGGCCATAAGCACAACGGGTATAGACGGGTCCGGTATACGTTCCGGGTCCGCCAGTTTCCCCCACGCGCCATGCGGCAGCGCAGCAGAAGAACCAACTACCCAAACGTTTGTACGCTTCGTACGAAATTCCGATTCCGGCGTACGCACCAACGTAGACCGGAAATCTTCGTAACTGTTTAAATCACCTATACCGGGGTTCGCTTCGGCCCAAACTTTCGGGTCGGTATGGTCTGCGTCTGAACCCGCTTTAGGTTCCCACCATGAAAAGAAAAACGTAGGATCGTCTATCTCTTTAGCGGCTACCCGTTTGCCATGCTGATAAAGCGAATAACAGAAAGAGTCTCTACCGAGATTATCGGTACGGGAACCGGCGGTATTCTTATTGTTGCCGGGTCTGCGTTGGCGGCTACCCGATGAGTCTTTTTAGTAAGCGCGCTATTCCTGCACCGCTGCGGAATACCGGTTTCCTAATTGGTAACAACTGGTCAGGCGAAAACGTTACAGAGGAAACCGCGTTAGAAGTAGCTGCGGTTTTGTCGTGCGTTTCTCTACTGGCCGACTCGGTAGCGGCGTTGCCGTTGCGTGCAATCACGCAGACCGGCGACCGCAATACACGTATCGAGACCCCAAACTTTTTAACTTTCCCGGCGGAAACGGTTACGCAGTATGAGCTAATTCATATGGTCGTTTCGTCGCTGGCATTACATGGCAACGCTTACGTATTCCTAGACTATGCCGGCGGGTCTGCTGGTCTTCCTTCTCAGGTCGTGCCGCTGCACCCGGATAACGTGAACGTAAACATTATTGGTAACGCGCGAAACTACACGGTCGCCGGTTCGGAAATTGACGCTAACCAAATTCTGCACTTGCGATGGTTCACACCGCCGCAAGCCGCTAAGGGTATAAGCCCACTACACCAGCAACGCAACACGATCGGGTCGGCGCTTGCCGTGGAACGTCACGTTTCGCAATGGTACGGAGAAGGCGGTACGCCTTCTTCGGTTCTCGAGGTGGACGGAGAAATAAGCGTAGAGGCCGCTAAGGTTTTGCAAGCTACGTGGGAATCTCAGCACCGCCGCCGCCGCCGTCCCGCCGTCCTTTCAGGTGGCGTTAAGTGGAAACCTATTAGCGCTTCCGCCGCCGATATGGAACTAAACGCTTCTCGAGAATATGCAGTAGCAGAAATCGCACGTATCTTCCGTATCCCGGCGCATATGATCGGCGCAAAATCTGGTAGCCAAACCTATACGAACAATGAGCAAGCGGGTCTAAACTTTCTTACGTTTACGTTGCTGCCGTGGTTGCGTCGGATTGAAGCCGCGTTTTCTAACCTTATGCCTAATGCGCAGCGCGTCGAATTTGATACGTCTGCGTTTCTTCGTGCCGATACGATTAACCGTTATCGCGCTCACCAGCTCGGCATTACTTCCGGGTTTATTACACCGAACGAAGCGCGCCACGTTGAGGGTATGGAACCTTACTTTCCGGGTGGTGACGCGTTTGTTATGGCGTTGCCGGGCGCACCTCTCGCCGGTCCCGGTGGGAACCCGGATTTACCGCCTGTCGGGTTTGACGCAGACCCGCCCGAATAATGCCAGACAGTTTCCCGCCATCCGATGCAATGGTTACCGAAGCCGAACGCGGCTTAGCATGGCGCAGCGAATACAACCGCGGCGGTACCGCTATCGGTATCGCCAGAGCTCGCGACATAGTGAACCGTAAAGATTTACCGTTACCTACGTGGCGACGCATTAAAGCCTATTTCGATAGGCACGAAGTAGACAAACGCGCGAAAGGTTTCAGTCCCGGCGAAGACGGCTACCCGTCTAACGGCCGTATCGCATGGGCATTATGGGGCGGCGACGCAGGCTATACGCGTGCGAAGTCAATCGTAGAAACCGCTAACGAAACGAAAGCGTCGGCTATGGAACAGCAAACCGAAACCCGAGACGGCGAAGATATGTACCCGCTTAGCCCTCGCCAGCAATCGCTATACCAAAACTTAGAAGATGTCGTAGAATTGTTCGGACAGTTTGACAAAGGACAAACCGAAAGCGGCGCGCATTACTCAGAGGCAGACGCAAACCAGTTAGCTAGTGAAGGTTTCGCCTGCTCTAACTGCGCCTTTTATGAGGGTCCGCGCGCGTGCGAAATTGTCGCGGGAGATATTGACCCGCTAGGTATTTGTCACTTTCATATAATTCCCGAAATGTTAACGTCTGGCGTTATGTCGGTAGACGTAGGAACGGTAGAACCTATGCCAGAAGTAACAGTTTCAGAATACGAACCGGTGCGCTATGCCGCATACCCGGTAGAGGCACGCAAGATCGGCGGCCAAGACGTAGAATTTCGTACCGTCGAAGTGGGAACACTCGAGGCCAGCGACGTTAACGACGAAGGTTTTGCGCGTTCGTTCTCCGGCTATGCCGCTATCTTTAATTCACCTAGCGAACCGCTGCCGTTTATCGAGACAATCGCACCCGGCGCGTTTAAACGTTCGCTTAATTCCGGTAAAGAAATTCGCGCGTTCGTAAACCATAATTCCGATATGCCACTAGCGACCACTAAGAACGGTTCGCTAGAGCTTGCCGAAGATGAGCGCGGACTACACGTTAAGATGAAACTACCGGACACTACCGCCGGTCGTGATCTTTCGGTTTTGCTGCGCGATGGTGTCGTTCACTCTATGAGCTTTGGTTTTACCGTTCCCGCTTCGGGCGATTCGTGGAGCTCAGACGGTACCGCGCGCACGCTTAAAGAGGTGCGGCTTTTTGAGGTGTCCGTAGTTAGCGGATTCCCGGCGTACGCCGCTACAGAAGGCGCAACCGTACGCAAAACCGACGAAACCGAAGAACCTACCGACACTCCCGAACCGGGTAGGTCTGTAGAGTCCGCTCGTCGGTATTTAGAACTAGCGCGAAAGCGTAAGTAACCAGCAACCCGAGTAACGCGCCCGGACGCATAGCGCACCACCGCAGTTACTCACTTGCTACCCCTACAAAAATCCAACTAAGGAAAGGCTCGTACTATGTCCGAGTTTATTAAAAACCTTAGCGAACAGCGCGCCCGCGCATGGGAGCAGGCAAAGGGTCTACTGGACCACGCCGCTACCGAAGCTCGCGACCTGTCCGCTGAAGAATCAGAACAGTTCGATCGTATTAACGCAGAGCTTGATTCTGCCGATGCTCGTATTAAGTCAGTTATTGACGCTGAGCAACGTAACCGCGATATCGAAGAAAGCCGTACCCGTCTCGGACTGCCGTCCGATCTTGGCGCGACTGTTACCGCTACCGTAGAAAACACCGACGAAGATACTATTCGTGGACTTATGAACGGTGAAATTCGTAACGCACGTTTCGAGAAGCGTACTATTTCGTCTTCTAATTCGGGTGGTTCGGTTCCTACTTCGGTTTACGATCGTATCGTTGAACACCTTGTGCAAACGAACGTTGTCCGTAACGTCGCTACGATCGTTACGACTAACGGTGGCGAAACGCTGAACGTTCCTACGTCTACCGCGTTTTCGACCGCTACTATCGTTGGCGAAGCCGCGCAGGCTTCCGCTTCCGATCCGACACTCACTACGCGTGCGCTCGGAGCTTATAAGTATACGGTTCTTGTGCAGCTCTCGAATGAGCTCGCTACAGATGGTGCCGTAGACGTTGCTGGTTTCCTTGCTCGTCAGGCTGGTACCGCTATCGGTGTCGCGACGCGTGGACATATGACCACGGGTACGGGTTCTTCGCAACCGACCGGTATCGTTACTAGCTCTACCTCGGGTGCTACTGGTGGAACCGGCGTTACCGGTGCATTTACCGGCGACAAACTAATCGACCTTCGCTATAGCGTTGGATCGGCTTACACGTCACAACCGGGCGTTGGCTGGATGATGAATAATACCGCGATGGCAGCGGCCCGTAAGCTTAAGGGAACCGCAAACGATCACTACATTTTTGCTCCCGGTATGAATGGTGACCCCGATAGTCTGCTTGGCTTCCCGGTGTATCTGAATGACTCAATGGCTAGTCCGGCACTTTCGGCTAAGTCGGTTCTGTTCGGACACTTCCCGAGCTACTTCATCCGCGAGGCTAGCGGTCTCGACGTTGCGGTTTCAGACGATTTCGCGTTTGACTACAGCGTTCGTACGTTCCGCGTGCAGCTCCGTACCGATGGTCTACTTGTTGACCAGACCGGCGCGGTTAAGCATTTCGTCGGCGGCGCAAGCTGATCTAGCTTCGCCTTTTGGTTTGGTTTACGTCGGTTCGGTATCCCCTTCCCGGACCGACGTAAACCGCCACCACCTATAAAGGAAACTTTCTCTTATGCGTATTCGTATGCTTGCTGACATTTCGGGAACTATTGACGGCCAAGACTGGCCGGGCAAAGGTAACGAATTCGACGTACCCGAAAACGTCGCAGCTGATCTATTCGCAAACGGTTTCGCGGAACCCGTAACCCGCAAGACCACAAAAATGGAAACCGCCGCAGCGGACCCGGTAACGGAAACCGCCGCCGAACCGAAGCCGCGCGCCCGTCGCGTCGCTAAGGACTGAACGTAAATGGCGTATCTCACTCCCGCAGAAGTACGTACGCGAATTCCTGCGCTATCGAATACGACCACGTATACGAACTTAGAACTAACTAACCTAGTTTCAGAATTTGAATATATCGCGGAACGGTATCTACTTACCGCGTTCCAAACTAGGACCGCTACCGCTGAACAAACCGTACGGCCTAACAAATTCGTACAGCTCGCAAACCGTCCCGTAGTTAGCGTCTCAGCGTTCACCGTGGACGGCGTAAGCGGAACAGTAGCCGACCTAACTGTAGAGAAGGCTACGGGCTTAATTTACGGTGCGGCGTGGTATGGGTCGGACGTACTGAACGTGACCTACACCTACGGGATCGCGACACCGCCGGAACCGTTGCTACGGGCTTGCGCTGAATACTGTCGGGCCGTTGCTTTTGCTGATCGTTCGGGACAGTCCCGCGACGTTATCGCTCAGAGCTTCGACGGTTCTATGACTCGTTACAGTACGCCAGACTGGAATAGAGGCCGACCTACTGGATATCTCGAGGTTGACCGACTGCTAAACAGTTTGGCCGATTATGTCGCGCCGGGTGTCGCGTAGTGGCAACTACGTCTATCCGATGGGAAGCCGCTAAACGGGTCGTATCGCTTTTGCAAGCGGCACCGACACTAGCAACCGTAACCATAGAACCGGGCTGGCCCGGCGACCGTGTAAAACTAGCCGAACTAATATGGCTAGACGAAATCGACGGTAACGTAAACATTCCGGTAATGACCGGCGGACGCAAACAACGCGACGACGTTTTTACATTGCCGCTACAAATTCGCGTAATCGGTTACGGAACATTAAACGAAACGATGGAACGGCTAATGGTTATCGTCGGAATTGTTGAAGATACATTAGCTGCCGACACTTCGTTAGCCAGTTTGGACGGCGTGCTATCCGCTGAAGTAACCGAAGAACGCCAGACCTCGGCAATGTTTCCCGAAGGTCCGACCGGTTTCGCGGAAGTTGTCGTAACCGTTTCTACCCGTCTTCTATAGGAGAACGTAAACAATGCAGGTAACAAACACTACCGGCAACGATCTATACCTAGCCGCGTTGCAAATTGTCGTAGCCGATGGCGAAACCGTCACCGTAGACGAAACATACGCCGAACTACTCACGGCGCAAGGCTGGACAAACAAACCGTTAAAGACGGCTAAAGCCGCAGAAAAGACCGAACCGGTCACTACGAAGGAAGTTAACTAATGGGCCGTACAGGTATCGACGCACAAATCGGTTACGCACTCGAAAGCACCGTAGGTACACCGGTAACGGTTACTGCGTTTCTTCCGTTGGTTTCCGAAACCCTTAGCCAAGATATAACGCGACTCGAGTCGGCGGGCATTATCGCCGGTCGTCGGGTGCTTACTTCTCAGCAATACAACGGCGGAGATATTACCGTTTCCGGTTCCGTTCAGCATGAGCTTTATAACCGTGGTCTCGGCAAGCTCTTTACCGCTATGTTCGGTGCGGTCACTACTACGGGCTCCGGTCCGTATACGCATACGTTTACGCCGGGCGATCTTACCGGCGACGCGCTTACCGTTCAGGTCGGCCGACCCGCTACCGATGGCACCACGTACCCGTTTACGTATGCAGGTATGAAAGTAGCATCGTTTGAAATCGCCTGCGCTGCCGGAGAGATTGCTACTCTCGGTATGGATTTAGTCGGGTCGCGAGAGATTGACTTCCGCACCGTTTCCGATGGTGTCACTACTAACGCTTCTCCGAACATTACTAGCGCATCGGCTTCGTTTAACGCTTCCGATGTTGGTAACCCGATTAGCGGTACCGGTATTCCGGCCGCTACTACGATCCTTTCGGTTACTTCGTCTACCGCTGCGGTTCTTTCCGCAAACGCTACGGCAACCGGTACTAGCATTACGTTTACGCTCGGGCTTGCGTTGGCTTCCGCTTCTTATCCCGCGACGATTAAGCCGTTGAAATTCAATCACGCCAGCGTAACTATCGGCGGTTCGTCCGTTAACGTTAAGTCTCTGAACATTTCTGGTAACAACGGGCTAGACGACTCGCGTCGCTTTCTCGGTAACCAGCGTATTTCGGAACCTCTCGAAGCTAACCTTCGCGAATACACGGGTACGGTAGAACTAGAATTTACCGACCTTACGCAGTACCGCCGTTTCGTCACGGGTTCGGAAGCTGCGCTAGTCGCTTCGTTCGTTTCCGGTGCCGACTCAGTTACGGTTACTACGAATATTCGGGTAGATGGTTCTACGCCTCAGGTCGGCGGTCGTGAGATTCTTACGCAGTCTGTACCGTTTAAGTGTATTGCGTCGGGTGCAGACTCGACCGCGATCACCGCCGTACTGGTCAATAGCGATAGCACCCCGTAAGTATGGCAATAGAAATAACCGGGTTACGTGAATTCCGTAAAGCCTTAAAAGCCGTCGGCCCGGAATTCCCGAAAGAGCTCACGAGAGCAAACCGCGACGTAGCAAAAATAGCGGAACGCGTAAGCCAGTCACAAGCCCGCAGTATGGGCGGTATACAAGCTAGAGCCGCTACCGCTATTAAAGGTTCAGCAAATGCACGTAGCGCACGTATCCAAATTAAACCGTCGAAGGGTAAACGAAACCCTACGGCTATGGCTAACGTCGCCTTTTGGGGAGCTAAGAAAAGAACCGGCTGGTATCGAACAAAACCGGAAGGTAAACCTCAGCACCCCGAATGGGTCGGTACTGGTTGGGAAGTAGCCGAACTTAATAGCGGCCCGTACGCAATTAACGCAGCACTAGCCCGACACCTAGACGACATAGTAGCGGCTCACCGCGCAGCATTAGACAGACTGGCCGAAGCCGCTTTTCCTAATTAACCATAAATAACCGAACTTTGCAGGAAGGTTCCAACAATGGCAAACGCACCACGACCCGGCACCGGGCGACGCATTAAAGAAAATGAGCAGGCTCAGCAAGTTTTACGAATCACCGTAAAGGGTAACGCTTATTCTTTCTGTCCAAATAACCTACCGTTTGACGAGCAAATAGCAGTACGTAAAGCGTGCGGCGGTTTGCCGTTCTCGGCTTTCTGGGGTGGTGAGTTAACCGTATCGGTGGACTCGCTACAAATTATGTTATGGCTTGCGCGACGTGCGTCGGGTGAACCTACGTTACGTCTCGAGACTGTCCTAGAGGAATGGCCCGAAGACTTAAACCCGGACGATTTCGAAATAGCGTTGGACGAACCCGAAGAAAACGACGACGACCCGGAATAGTGCGGGCCAAGCTTCTAAAAGTTTGGCCCGCTTTGTCGTATCTGTACGGACTTAAACCGTGGGATATTGGCCGCCTATCACCGGCAGAACTGGTCTCATACATAGACCACCTAGAAGAAACAAACAGAGCGCAATCGAAAGGCTAATAAAATGACTACTAAATACCTTTCGGTTGTATTCACCGGCGAAGACAAAAGCGCGACGAAAACGTTTAAGCAAGTAGACGACGCCGCCGACAACACTCAAACCAAACTTTCTAAATTTGGAGAAAAAATAGGTACCGCCGTAAAGGTCGGCGCTATCGCTGGCGTTGCGGTCGGCGTTGCTGCAATCGGAAAAGGCGTTATAGCGTTTGCTGATTTCGAGCGTTCTATGAATGAAGTTTTTACGCTCATTCCCGGAACCTCGAAAGAGGCTATGGATGCAATGACTAAGGACGTAAAAAACTTTTCTACTGAATTTGGCGTACTTCCCGACAAGGTAGTCCCGGCTCTTTACCAAGCTCTTTCGGCTGGCGTTCCAAAAGAAAACGTATTCAAGTTTTTAGAGGTAGCGCAGAAAGCCGCGAAGGGTGGCGTTACCGATCTAACGGTAGCGGTTAACGGTATTTCGTCGGTTGTGAACGCGTACGGCGGCGATGTTCTTTCCGCTACGCAAGCGTCCGACTTAATGTTTACCGCTGTCCGTATGGGTAAAACAACGTTTGAGGAAATGAGCGCGTCACTTTTCCAAGTGACACCGACGGCGGCGGCGCTCGGCGTAAAGTTTGGCGACGTAACCGCAGCTCTCGCTTCAATGACCGCGCAGGGTGTCCCTACGTCAGTAGCAACTACGCAGCTTCGCGGTTTGTTTGTAGAACTTTCAAAAGAGGGAACTAAAACTTCTGAAGTCTTCGATAAAATTGCCGGCAAATCATTCAAAGAATTTATTGCTGGCGGCGGCAATACTCAGCAAGCGCTGACGATGTTAGAAAAATACGCCGGTAGTACGAACGTTGGTATTAACGATCTTTTCGGTTCCGTCGAAGCGGGCGGCGCAGCGTTAGCGTTAACTGGTAAAGGTACCGAAACTTTCGTTAAGAACCTTGCCGCTATGGCCGAATCCGGCGGAGCTACCGACGCAGCTTTCGAACAAATGAACACCGGACTAGGACCAGTTATTGACAAGTTTAAAGCGTTCGGTTCTGTCGTCTTGATTGACATAGGCGCAAAGATCGCACCTATAATTTTGGAAGTTGCCGGTGCGATTAAAGCAATGTTTGCAGCGTTTAAAGCTGGCGACGGCGACGTTACTTCGTCGGGTCTCGCCGGTGTATTTGAGCGAATCGGTTTAGTTGCGCGTGATGTATACGACACCGTTAAGCCTATCTTTATTGAAATCGTAGGATCGTTGCGCGCATTTTTCGCGGCGTTTATGGCCGGGAACGGTGACGTTACTTCGTCAGGTCTTGCCGGAACTTTTGAGCGTATCGGCAATTTTGCGCGTAGCGCGTTCGACGTTGCTATCCAAAGTGTGCAGACTCTACAAAAATATATAGCGTTTATAATTCCTTTCGTCGGTACTTTAGCTACCGCTTTCCTTGTCTACAAAGGTTACCTACTGGCGGTGTCGGTTGTCTCTAAAACCGTTGCAGTCGCCACGGCGATTCTAAATGCCGTTATGTCAGCAAACCCGATTATGCTCGTGGTAATCGCTATCGCTGCGCTTGTCGGCGGTTTGGTTTACGCG